ACGGCCCCTTTTCAATATCGCCGAGAAAAATTGAAATATAAGTTCCAGTTAAAAAAATAGCTCCCAAAATATTTCCACGATATATACAGTGTGGGTTACAAGGAGCGTATGAAGAACTTCTTCAAAACGCCACCAGAACATTCGTTCAAGGTGGGCGACTTAATCACGTGCAGCTGCCATGGTGGGGTGGCCATCGTCATTGAGTTGTATGACGAGGGTGAAGAAGTAGCGATGAATATGGCGAAGATATGGTGGATAATATATCCCCATACAGGAATTAAAGAAAGAGATTGGATGCATACCATCGATGAGATGAGGAAGTTTTCAATATTTAAAAGAATAGGAAGCAGACCTTTTTAAGATTAAGATTAGTTATTAGGACATGCCACCAATTAATTATGACAGCGTAACATTCGAGATTGGGGATCTGGTTAGGTTCATAGGGCTTAGTTATACACCAGCCTATTATATACCAGCGAAAGAGCCCGAGGTCATGGGTATTGTAATAGACGTAGTTGCAGTTAAGGGGAAGTATATCACGTGCGGCTGGGTATACCGGGTGTATTGGTTTAGCGCGGGGAGTATCACTGAGACCGTGGGTGGCCACATGCAATTAGCCACGGTATAATTCGTGCATAATATCTTTCAGGCGCGGGTGCGCATCGGGAATACGGGACTATTTACTGTGTATGCAATTGCTTTTAACTCCTGATAAACTTCGTGTTCTTATTAACGAGGAACTTACTCGGTCCGATAAATCCGAAATCCGCGATATCATTTCTACAGAACTTGATAAGCGTTTTCGTTCTGCTGACTTTAAGAAGATGCTGGCTGATGAGATCGAAAAGGTTCTCGGTACTAAGGAAACCAAAGAGGAGATCGGCGAGATCACCAAGAAGGTGCTTAAGAAGCTTTATAAGGACATTTCATACCATCACCCCTACATTATCGATCGTATTAAGGTTTAAACTATCACTATGAATTCATTTTTCTATATCCCTTTAATGGGAACTACTCTGCTTGCACTTGTTAACATTAACAATCCCTCAATAAACTTTTCTGATGTCATAGAGTTCAATGAAGTTTGTGACGTTGACTATTCTAAGGTCTCGGCCATCGCAACTTGCAAAGTTGATGATGTCGACATGTCTTTTAAAGAGAAGGTTAAAGTGTGCACGATAAAGATGCGCGTCATAAACCCGTCACCAATCTTTAATTAATTTGCCTCATATATAATATGTGGGCACATACGATTTTAAGATCGGCGATATTTTGTACGATACCATTAGCAAGGATATCGGCATTCTGATTAGTCGATTCGATAACGGTGCTGTTATGCGAGAGCATGACTTTTATTTGTGGGTGTGGGAGGTATACTGGACACGCGAGCTTCATCAATTCTATTCTGAGGATGGCTTAAAGAATATGGTGACGTCTGAGCGACTAATTCACTTTGGGAGCTTGTAGCTGGTTGTGTGTGCTAATTAGCGATGTTACATTGTTTTTTAAAACAAAAAATTTAGGAGAAAAAATTGGACAGAAAAAATCGCGATTTAACTGACCCGACCCCTGATGTGCCGCCGCCGGGTGCCTTGGTGTCTGCAAAAGTATACGACACGTCCGGGGTCGAGACCGTTACGAAGGGTTTTATTCTCAAAAATATTGCTGGTGCGCAAACTTCACTTTTCTCATCTGTTTCAATATATCTTCTTGCCACCCACACAACTGAAACTATTTTTACAAATCAAATTATAGAGGTTTTGTCTTACCCCGCGTAATTACCTTGTGGGACCTTTTCTCAAAAAAGCAAAAAACCTCTATGTTAGCATGTGCTACATCGCATGGTTTGCAAATATATTCGTTTTATTTGTGGGCGCGGTGCAATCCAACAAGGAACTTCAAGTGTTGGCTTTTGTCAATATGATCTTGCTTAGTTTTATTTTATTAAAAGACACAAACGAAAATTCGACATAGTTAGTAATAGGCGGGCGAAGAATTGAAAAACTTAATACTGGCCATTATATGTTCTCTCGGGTGTGCGACTGATTATGGTATAGTAAAAGGTGGCACGACCGAATACATTTATATTACTGAAACCGAAACAGTTACCGTAACGGAAACAGTTACTGAAGAGATCGAAGTACCTGTGTATATCGAAGTAGAAGTCCCCGTCTACATTGGTGACACAGCAGAAGATGATCCGGGTTTGATCTGGGTTGATTCCTTTACACAGCCCAACACAGTTGATGGAGTTGATATCTTGTGGGTTATCGACACCTCGGGTTCGATGCATCGTTTTGATGCGCAATTATTGCTAGGTATTGAAACCATGCTATCCGCCCTTCCACCTACAAGTTGGCGTTTAGCTATGATCCCCAATGATCCGGCGCGCGCTGTCCTTGAGAATCAATTTCCATTAGTCCCGGGCGATGATATATTAGATGCCGAATCAATGTACTCTGCTATGGGTAGAGGCGGGCGCGAGGAGGGGTTCGACTCTGTCTATGAATACATTATAAATAATCCATATTCAGCCACGTGGATGCGTCCAGACGCGGGCCTTTTAGTGGTTTTTGTTTCCGATGAACAAGAGCAAAGCGATAGTCACTTCATAGACGTCCCAGATTTTATAGCCTGGTACCGAAGCCTTCGCGGTGGTTCTGTTTTTGCTGCGAGCATTATAAACTTGGACGCCACAGAATCCGTGTGTTTAACTACCCCCAACCCAATTGACGTGGGTACTCGGTATATGGATGCCACCACTGCTTTTAGTGGCAACATAATTGATATATGCGCAGACGACTGGACTGCCGGCGTAGCAGACGCCGCGGCTTCTCTAGAACCCCATGAATCCTGGATGCTCACCCACCCAGCAGAGCCTGATTCAGTACGCGTATTTATAAACGGTGTCGTCCAAGACTCCAGCATGACCACATGGATATACTCATCAACCGATAACACAGTTTACTTTTCAACTATTCCCGCGGGTTCTGCATTGGTAGAAATAGGTTATAGATATTATCCGCCTGTTTCACCTACCGACACGGGACCATAAGGAATAAAAAATGAAATATTTAAAACTATTATTATTAATGTTGATATCAACGACAATTTATGCGGCGCCGAGTAATGGGCCTTATACTCCTGACAAGCCTAATGAAAATATAAGTTCTAGTATGTCCACTATAGAAACTAGAATCCGCCAGGCTGCTGTTAAGGTCACAGTTCCGTTCTCCGGTGGACACGGTTCAGGTTCTTATATTAAGTATAAAGATGTTCACTTAGTGTTTACTGCGCAGCACGTGTCAGATGGACCATTGGGTGTAAGTTATTTGGTGACGTATAAGCAAGAGTCTCATATTGGCACCTTGATTTACTCGGATCCCATCAACGATATAGCAATTTTATATCTTGCCACTCCCTTTCGGGCTGTAGATCCAATAAAGTTTAATCCTTTGGAAGACGTGGCTAGTGTGGGAACCAATATAGTTTATTCGGGGTATCCCTCCACTCATAAATTGATGTCTTTTACCGGTCGAGTGGCAGGGTATGAAAATGGGCCCGGTATTGGAAAGCACATAATTTTACAGACTTATGGGTGGTTCGGGTGTTCTGGTTCAATGATTTATACTTTAAAAGGACAGCAGATTGGTGTATTATATGGTGTTGACGTAGAATACTACCCGAGTACACAGGTTCAAGAGAATATGATTTGGGTTGTACCAATTAATAAGGTTAAAATAGATAAAGCCCTTGGCGATTTTTGTCGTGGGCATTTAGGTAAACGTCCAAAAGCATGTAAATGAAATATAATTGGAACACATTTCTCACGGAAGGTGAGCTAAAAACAGTAGGAGTTGTTGCCTGTCTAAATGATGAGCAGCAATTTTTGATTATCAGGCGCTCCAATATAGATAAGCGAGAAGGACAGTGGACCCTTCCGGGCGGTCATATAGACGACATGGACAGCTCTTTGGAGGCCGGAGCAGTGAGAGAACTACACGAGGAAGCAGGACTCAAGTGTAACGTGAGTGATCTCCAATATTTGGGAAAACCAAAAGAGAAGAAATATTATTTTTTGACTTTAAAGTGGGAGGGTGATGTGAACGTTGATAAACCTAACCCTAAAACCAACGAAATTGAGCACGATGATTACAAATGGGTTACCATTGAAGAGATAAAAGACATAGCTAATACCGAAATTCCGATCTATTTACTGGAGAAAGCTTTGGATATATCTAAAAATGTTAAATGACGAGCAAATTCTGCTAAAAACAGCACAATTATTGGAAAATTTCGATATTTCCACCAAAAAACCCGAAAAATTGCTCCGTGAACTCGATGATATTGAGTTAGAAGCCTTAGATAATATCTTAGATGACATAAAAGGCGAAGATCTCGCGTTTAACGGGTTATTTAACGGCGAAATG